TCAGAACAACGCTATGATTATTATCATAAGACTGAAGATAAAATTCCCTTTGACCTTGAGATGTTTAACACCATTACTGGTGGTGGAATTCCAAGAAAGACATTAAACATTATTTTGGCTGGAACCGGTGTAGGAAAAAGTTTGGCAATGTGTCATCTTGCCTCTGCTGCACTCGCACAAGGTAAAAACATTCTCTATATTACTATGGAAATGGCGGAAGAAAAAATTGCTGAACGTATTGACGCAAATCTTCTTGATGTTCGTATTGATCAACTAAAAGACCTCACACGACCTATCTTTAGTTCTAAAATTAAACGCGTTTCAGATCGTACAAATGGCAATCTTATTGTTAAGGAATATCCTACTGCGGCTGCCCATGTCGGTCACTTCCGAGCACTACTTGTAGAACTTAAGATGAAGAAAAAGTTTATACCAGACATGATATTTGTTGACTATCTCAACATTTGTGCATCGTCTCGTATAAAAGGATTGAGTGGTGGCATTAACACATACAGTCTTATCAAGAGTATTGCCGAGGAACTTCGTGGCCTTGCTGTTGAATTTAATGTTCCAATTTGGAGTGCAACTCAGGTTACCCGATCTGGATTTGGCAACAGCGATATTGAACTTACTGACACATCAGAAAGCTTTGGTTTGCCGGCCACAAGCGATTTGATGATTGCATTAATCAGCACTGAACAACTTGAAAAGTCAAATCAAATTATGGTAAAGCAGTTGAAAAACAGGTATAATGATCCGTCTACGAATAAACGATTTACTGTTGGTATTGATCGTAGTAAAATGAGGCTCTATGATATTGCAGATCCACTTGCTAATATATCAGTTGATAGTTCAGCAGCAACTCCAGTCGTAAGTACACCGTTCAACTCCGGGAAAAAACAACATAATTTTTCTGGCTTAAAAGTCTAATCCGTATAAATAAAGTATATGCAAACTGCGAGCAAAACTGAAACATTTAAAAAATACTTAACTGAAGCACTTTCAACCTCATCTGTTGAAAAGGCAGCATTCATCATCACAAAATATCTTAAAAAACAAACTGGTATGGTATTTTTTAGATATCCTGGTTTGGAACAATACAAGAGTGGTGATGGTTTTGGCTTTGGTTTGAGATTCTATACTCCAAAGAAAAACGTCAGTCTTCGTTTTAACTGGAAACAAAGTAACCTCGCAGGCCTAAATAACTTGTCTTCAGTTGACTATTGGGATGGTAAAGCTCAAACTCCATTTCACATTGAGTTTGATCAAAGCGTTTCACTTGTAAAGACTCTCCCAATTATTGCAGACATAGTTGCATCTGGCACACCTACACTTGGTTCTATTACTACAATGCCAGATGAAGTACCTCTCTATGAAGCCGTATTAACAGAGGCTAATAGCAAATATGATTTTGAAACCATCTTCGATGAAATTGTTGACTATATAGTTGATCCTAATTTCATTAAGAGCAAAATTTATAGCATGTATGGAGTTCCTGGAGTTAAGATTTTCGACTCGCTCTCTACTGCATATTCAAACTTTATTGAAAAGCAGGGCATCAAATATGTTTGGGTTGGTACCAAAAAAGATCTTAAGCGCATTAAGGATGAAAAAGGCAAAATTATGGCTCGCCTTGGCATTGTTTCAGGAACAATTACAAAAGGTCCAGCTGTAGAAAAATATGTCTATTCTCCAGAGGTTGCAGAAATTGAAGCAGATCGTGAACGTCTATCATTTGAAGCACAGTTAAAAGACCTTGAGAATCTTGTAAAACTTACAATCAATGGTGCTGCAAACGCACTCTTTGTCTCAGGTAAAGGTGGTGTTGGTAAAACACACACAACTGAAAAGATTCTTTCTGGTATGGGTCTCTCTGATGGAAATGGTTATTTCAAAAATACTGGTTCCGCAAGTGCTGCTGGTATCTATTCTCTCTTGTTCCGTTATCGTAATGATATTATCTTTTTCGATGACAGTGATGATGCCCTCGGTGATCAAGAGGCACGTAACCTATTAAAAGCAGCTACCGATACAAAGAAAATTCGTAAGCTTGTATGGAACAAAATGGGTAAAAATGTTGTTGACCCTGAAGGTGACATGACAGATGATGAGATTCTTGATAATGGACTTATTCCTCGTTATTTCGAGTTTACTGGTAAAATTATCTTTATCTCCAACTTGAAACTTGATAAGCTTGATCCAGATGGTGCACTTCGTACTCGTGCATTTATCATTGATATTGATCCAACTGAAATCGAAATCTATGACTTTATGGATAAGATTGTTGGTGATATGAAACTTGAAGATGGCTTAAAGCTTGATCAGCAGTCTCGTCTGCATGTTGTTGATCTACTTCGTAAAGGTAAGAGCAAACAGAGCGCCAACCTTCGTAAACTATCACGCGGTCTAAACATGGCTGCTGGTGCTCTTGCGGCAGGTGTTGAAGTTGCTGATGACGTCCTGAAGAGAATGATCGAAACATACGCCTGACCGAATGAATGGTCACTATTTACTGATTACGTTTTTCTGTTTAATGTAATTAGGATTTCGACCAGGAAGCCATCCATTACTCAAATAATTAGGAAGTTCATCCACTTTAACTCTCTTATTTTCTTTAAGAATGTTATTGTGGATGAACTTCGTATTTGACATAAAAGATTTGGTTTTAGATGACATGTTTTCACGATATTCAGAATTTTGCCATCTTTCCTTAGATGTTATTGAAGTACGTAAGATTTTATCCGGATAGTTTGCACTGATTTTTGTGGCAATACTTAATGCTTTGCTATATTCTTTAGTTTTGTATATTTTTGCTAATTTTGCTTTATGCTCAGGATCATTCCAAAATTTAGATAAAGAGTTTTCAATTACTTTACATCTATATAAATCATCCTTCCATAATCTTTTTGTATCACTGCTGCTATTTCCAAGTCCACCTTCTTTGATATTATAAGTATCAGATCTTTCAACAAATTCAGCATTTACTATTTTTCTTTCAGATGAAAACATGTTTTCGGCGCAGTCAAAGAATTCTAGAATGTCAAATTCGAAATTTTCTTTTCCGTACTTTTTAATTGCTCTTTTTAGAATTTTCCCGGATCCAAAATATCCATCATCGAGATCGCACGTGCTATGGCAACCTACATAAATTTTCCCATTGATCTTATTTGTGATTTGGTATATATAGAAATACATAAATCTATTTATAAAAGTGCATAAGTCTCAATCATTCATGTAATGAAACTCATAAAAGTATACGGCTGCTCAAAAAACCCCACTCGTAAGGACCTAGTCCGCCGAGCAGCCGTATACTTTCTTAATGTTTTACTTCCGCGTAAAAGAAGCATTCAAATTTCAATTCACGTTCAAAATGCGCTGAACGAAAAAGAATGCATATATGGTGAATGCTATCATATAGAAAAATCTCCGTCTAAATACAATATTTTGTTGACAATTTGTCTATAAATATTGTATATGATAAACATACATGTTTATGGCGTGGGGTCAAATACAGATCTGAAAAAGCTTATAAAGAGCGCAGCGTCGTCATATTTAAAAGCATTGTTGCCTAGAAAAAGAAAGGTCAACATAAAAATAGAGGTTGTAACTGGCCTAGAGAGCTCTGAGGGAGTGTTTGGTGAGTGCTATGAATATGACCCTAATGAATATTACAAATATGTAATACGCCTCGATAAAAACGAGTCAACACAAACTCTACTCGTTACGCTTGCACATGAGTTTATTCATCTAAAGCAATATGATAGAAAAGAATTGAGATTCTATACAAAGGATTTTGATTCTGCCCGATGGAAAGGGCAACTATATGAAAACTATGACTATGACACTGCCCCATGGGAGGTAGAGGCTAGTGAAAGAGAATTGGCGCTCTATAATGACTTTATCAATCAGGGCGGTTTATAAATAGTTAACAGGCACCAAATATGAAAAGCTTTAAACAATATATTACCGAAATGTCAAATCTAGCTCCTTCGCAATTGTACAAATATTCATGGAGAGTTGAAAAATTTATTGAAAAGTTTAGATTAGGACAACCTATAGAATTAGTGACAGGTGGTAATGTAGTTTTAAAATATGATCAAAAGTTTGAAACTCAAATTACACAAAAGATTAATCCAGGTAAAATAGTTTTTGCCGGAAAAAATGGTAAAACATACTCATTAAGTGACTTTGCAAAAACAAAAGAATTTGGTGGAGGAGGGTCTGGTGCAGGATCAGACTTGACTGATTTAACCGAAAGTGCTCAGGCCGTCTATGCAGCAGCAAAATGGAATGGTTCTAAGAAATATACTGATGAAGATTTAAAAAAGGCATACACTGGTGCTGATGTCTCTTCTTCATTGACAAATATTATTGACAAACTAACTCCTGAATGGAGAAATAGTTGCATATTAGGAGCCGAAATATTGCATAAAGAATTTAAAGGTAAAGGATATACGTTTCACCGCGGCAGTTCTTGGGTTGACGGCATTGAAACCACATTTAAAAACTTAAACAAAAAAGAAAAAGCGTTTTCAAATGTAAACAAATGGAGCCCCGCTGATATTTGGATGGTAAGTCCGAAGGGTGCATCTATCAAATTTAAAGAGGCAACCTCTATTGCCGAGTTAAATGGAATGCTCTTTGATGCAATAATGTCAAAGGATGTAATTGGTGTTTCACTAAAACTAATTAAGGGCACAGCAAAATTATCTTACTATAACATTGGTCAAAAGAAAAAATCTATTAAGTTTGAAAAGTTTTCAACTGGTACAAAGGGATTTTTTGAAGGAAAAGATGCATACATATTCTTTTCTGTTGACGGAAAAATACAGTTTAGAACATTCCCCGAAACATTCCAAGGGGAAATTAAGGGAAAAAATGCAAACCAAGGTAAACTTAGTTATGGCCCAATTCAATCAATATTACGTGGTTTAAAGATTAAAACTTTAACAGACATAAATGTTTTACGTACTCAAATTAAAAATAAAGACACCAGTTTTCTTGAAACGTTTTATACATACTACACAAAATATTCAAAGGATTCTCCAAAATTAGCATACTCAACATTTATTCAAGCATGCCAAGATAAAGGTGAGTCTTGGATGTTTAGTAAGTTTTTAGGAGTTCAACTTATCGAAATTATTAGTTCTTCGCGTAAAGAAGATGAGTTTGTTAATGCATGCGTAAGTTATGCTAGCAGCAGTTCAGAACTTAGCGGACCATTTGCAAAAGTAGAATAAATTAAAAATGATCACATTTAAAACATATACAACAGAAGCTTCTAAGGTTGGTGATCTTGTAAAGATCGCGTCCAAGGATCTTGTGTATGAATATGAAAAAACATCTGACCGTGATTTTTTCAGCGATGCATTTGATCCGCAAGGCGGTGGTGGTGGATGGGATCCCTTTGAATCAACAATTGCAGCAAAAGAAGCAAGTGCTTGGGTTAAGAAAAATGATAGTAGGATTGGTACAACAATTGATTATTTTTTACCAAAAAGCCCAGGCCTTCAAAAGCTAAAACTTGATGCACCACCATTTTCAAACAAATACAAATATGGAGTTGACGATAATTTTCCAATTGTTGGTAAAGTGCGCCCAACCGAACGCTATAAATTTATAGTTGACACACAAACATATAAAGCATTGCCAGACAACACAATTGCGTCATCTCAATATGACTATTCATTTCATGCAGGTGAAGGAATTGTGACAAGCTGGATTATGGCAATTGGTAAAGATCAAGCAGAAGTTAAAAGCAAACTAGATGCAGCTCTTAAAAAGGTAAAAGTACAATACGTTGGTTCAGAAACAGAATTAAAATATGCACAAAAACGTGCGGTAGGAAGATAACAAAATATGATTTCATTTAAACAACATTACATAACAGAGGCCTCAGCTGAAGGCAAAAATCTTCACATGACGCACATTGAGGATCAGGTACTCTATGGTGGAGTACAAGGAGCGCGTGAAGCACTCGTTGCATTACGAAGTATGCGTGATATGTTGGCTGGAAACAGTCCTCAATCATATGACGTTGCAGCAAAATTTGACGGCGCTCCTGCAATATTTGTTGGTACAGATCCAACTGACGGAAAATTCTTTGTTGCTAAAAAGGGTATTTTTAATAAAAACCCAAAGGTATACAAAACAGAGGCTGAAGTTCGTGCTGATACAAGTGGCGATCTTGCTGAAAAACTTTCTATTGCATTACAATATTTTGCAAAACTTGGTATAAAAGGTGTGCTTCAAGGAGATCTTGCATACACATCAAAAGATCTAAAAGTAGAAAATTTTGATGGTGAAGACTATCTTACATTTCAACCAAACACGATTGTCTATGCAATACCTGCTGGCAGTGGTCTTGCAAAAACTATAAAAGCAAGTAAGATTGGTGTTATGTTTCACACCCAATACACTGGTAACACCTTTGAATCTATGAAGGCCTCATATGGATTTGATTCAGCTGTTCTTAAGAAAACACCTGATGTGTGGTTCTCAGACACATACATTCGAGACCTCTCTGGAAAAGCAACCCTAACAGCATCAGAGACAAAGGAACTAACAACCACCCTCTCTCGTGCAGGTGCAATATTCCAACGCATAAGTGGAAACACTCTTCGAGAACTTGAAAGCAATCAAACACTCGCTCAAACACTTGAAACATTTAACAATACACTCGTCCGTCGTGGTGAACAGATTGTTGATGCCGCTGCACACGTCCGTAATCTACTTACTTGGATAAATGACAAGTATGCAAAAGAAGCTGATACAAAAAAGAGTGATGCTGGAAAAGCATCTACACTTGCAAAGCGAGATGAATTTTTAAAGTTTTTCTCACCAGAAAATAAGGTTAGTCTTGAACGCATCTATGAATTACAAAACGCAATTGTTGAAGCAAAACTTATTATAATACGCAAGTTAGAGACTCTTAAGAAGATGTCTACATTTGTACGCACAACAGATGGTTTTAGAGTAACTGGCCAAGAGGGTTTTGCAATTAATGATCACATAAAACAAAATGTTGTAAAGCTTGTTGACCGTATGAGCTTTTCTAAAAATAACTTTGACCCTTCAATTATAAAGGGTTGGGAGAGATAATCGCATGCCATATCTCAATCATAACACCCCAAACATTACTTGTTTTATACGAAATGAGTATCTTTTTAACCATGAAAGCGGCCATGGTGAATACACACCTTGTAATATACATTCAGTAGCGTCATTAGAAAATCGTGTGCCACTGTTTGAAGCCTTTTTATCAAATGGAGTAAATTGGACACGTCGTCCACTATCAGCGTTTTGTTGGAAGCCATGTGATCCATTACCACTAGAAGAACTCCTCTATTGGGATTGTTTTAGTCCATACATCGATGTTTCAACTCGAGCACGGTTTAGAGGCTTACGTGCAAAACTAATTACTCCTTCAAGCACACAAGTTTGGGGCGAATATTTGTTTACCCTCGATTGGGGTTGGGAAAACAAGGGTATATTAGACACCAATTTCTCAGAAACTTCAGAACACAAATGTGCTCATCTATTTAAAATGGACAGTGGTCACATTTGTGCCTATCCAAACAACCGAATTATTTGGCATGACAAAGCATGGAGTGACAACCCTATAACACACAATCCTGGATATAAGATTGACACAACGGTGTATAGTGTAGAAAATGTGAAAGTGTGCTATACTGATGATAACTATATGACAAACTTTACAGAGACCCCACAAGATGAAAAGCTTTAAAGAACACGTCGCAGAAAACACCGGTTATTATCGTGGGCTCTCAAAGAGTACTTCATCTAAGAGATCTGCACAATTTAATCGTCAATCCGAGCTTGATGATGACGATCCAGACGCCTATGCACCTGCACCAGGAGACGCTCGTTCAAAGACAAAGACTTCAAAATGGACTACAGCATATAATGCAAAATACGGTGACGTTGAAGAGGACAGTCTTTATGAAGATGCAAAGGTTGCACTACAACGCAAATCAGATAAGACTGGAATATCATACAGCATACTTAAAGCGGTCTATGATCGAGGTATGGCAGCATGGAAGACCGGTCATCGCCCAGGTGCAAATCAACAACAGTGGGCGTATGCGCGAACAAATTCTTTTATTCTTGGTGCGCCCGGTACTTGGGGTCGGCCAATAAAAAACCCCACCTCTGGTGCTGATAGTGATCTTGCGCAAGAGGCCATAAAAGCAGGCTTTATGCCTAAATAATGTTAGTGTTAACACCTTTCTAACATAAGTTTTGTATAAATAAACTTATGAAACATAAACATCACATAATACCAAGACACCAGGGTGGAACTAATGAGCCTGAAAATATTATCGAATTGACGATTGAAGAACATGCGGCTGCTCATAAATTATTATATGATCAATTTGGAAGGCATCAAGATTGGTTGGCTTGGAAAGGATTGGCGGGCTTAATGACAAAAGAAGAAATAGTTAAAGAACACTTAAGCATAGCCGGGAAAAAAGGTGGGTCTGCTGGTAAAGGGGTGACAGGAAATCGCGCTAAAGGTGGATATGCAAATTGGGAAAAAAATCGAGAAAAACTTTCAATTATTCTTAAAGACAATGCAATAAAATACGGACATTTGGGTGGTGCTAAAAGTAAAGGTTCATTGTGGATAAACAATGGTGTCGAAACAAAAAAAATAAAGAATGAAGAAATACCAGATGGTTGGGTGTTGGGAAGACTGCCTATGAGTGATGACCAAAAAGAAAAAATAAGCAAAAACCTAACAGGCATAAAAAAGCCTATAAGAACACAAGAACATAAAGATAAAATTTCTAAAAATAAAAGTGGCCGAAAATGGTTTCATGATCCAGTTAGCAATAAATCCGGTCAATTTAAAATTGAGAATATACCAGAAGGTTGGATTTCTGGTAGAGGGAAAATAGTATAAATACATTATACATGAAGTCAGAAATACGATTAAAAGATTTACTAACAGTTGATCAAACTGATGGATCATATGAATATGATCCATTGGACATTATGATTACTGCTTATAAAAAGCGTAAAAAAGCATCAATGGTTAGTGAAGAAAATCCAGAAGTTGAGGAGTCTGTCTTTGACACAATGTCAAAGCATGAATTACATGCAGAGTTACTTCGATTAGATCGTAATATTAAAAAACTAAACTCTCAGCCTGAAACTCCTGCATCAAAAAGTAATTTGAAAATTTTAAAAACTTCACGAGACTTTATAATGAGTCTCTTGAAAGAAGACACTTCTGAACTTACTGAAGTGCTGACAGCACAACAACGCATGGCTCGACGTGCAGCCATACGTAAAAACAAATCACGATTAAGGGTTGGCCGACGTGCAGCATCTCGTCGTCGTGCATCAAATACTGTGTTAAAAGCACGTGCAATGCGTGCAGCTCGCAATGAACTTGCAAAGCGTTTGACTGGTGGAAAGAGTAAAGGTGAACTATCCTATGCTGCTCGTGCAAACGTTGAAAGACAGCTTGCTCGCAAAAAGGGAATTATTAAAAGTTTAGCGGCACGCCTTATTAGTCAAGTCCGAACAAAGGAAAACCAACGCCTTAAAAACAAAAATAAGAGATGAATAAAATGAAATCGTTTAAGACGTATGTTGAAGAAAAGGTAAATGAGATTGTTGTCTCATTTGGTCGCTTTAATCCTCCGACAATTGGTCATGAGGAAAACATAGTTGCTATTGCTAAAATTGCAAAGAACAAACCATTTAGAATATACGCTTCTCAGAGCGAGGATCCTAAGAAAAATCCTCTGCCATATAAAGAGAAAATTGACTTTATGCGCAAAATGTTTCCTAAATATGGTCGAAACATTATCTTTGATCGTGACGTAAAAAATGTATTTGACATTGCAGTGCGCGCATATGACGAAGGCTATACTCGTCTTACACTTCCAGTGGGAAGTGATCGTGTTTCTGAATTTAAAGCCCTGTTACAAAAATATGATGGAGTAAAAGGCACACATGGTTACTATAAGTTTTCTGATGGCATAAATGTAGTGTCAACTGGCAGTCGCGATCCTGACGTTGATAGCCGAACCGGTGAGGCCACATTTAAAGTAAGCGCATCAAAGATGAGGAGTGCTGCATTTGAAAATGATTTTCAAACGTTTTCAAAAGGCCTTCCAAAGACATTTGGAAATGCAAAAGAACTCTTTAATGCAGTGCGTAAAGGTATGGGACTAGAAGAGAGTCATAATTTTCGTACACACATACAACTCGACACTGTAAATGAAACACGTGAACGATATATTGCTGGTGAAATATTTAATATTGGTGAACGTGTGCTCTCTAAAAAAGATGGTGAGGTCTACATTATAGTTGAGCGTGGTGCAAATTTTGTAAAGTGCACAAATGAAACACGGACTGCGCAGTCTAAGTTTTTTATAAATGATATACTTTCAGAAGAGACCTGGGAAGATGGCTATGAGCGCCGTGTTGTAAAAACAACTGACCCTGATCGTTTAGAGGCTGGATACAAATGGAGAATCAAAGGGAAAGATGACGCGGCTCGTACAATAAAATACTACAAGAACAAGCCGGACTTTAAAGAATTTACAAACCAAATGAAAAGAGTTGCAGGACATGAATTTGGAAGTCGATAACACTATACTTGAAGACTATGGCGCTGGTTTTGAAGGGACAAATGCGCTAAGAGATAAATACATAAAAGACACCCCAGGACAACGCATACAACAATTTAAAACCAAGATGAAACAAAAAACATATCAAGAGTTTGAAGCTCAACACAAAAAGATGTATCCTTCACATACGACGGATCAAATAAAAGCTGCATACAAAAAATACAGCGAATATTTTGAAATGGAAGAAGTTGATCTTGAAGAAGCCAAGGATCCAAAACAAGCAGCAGATTTTCAGCGAGTGATTTATGGTCTAATGAAGCAGGATGACTATAATAAAAAATGGAAGCTTGGTAAATATCGACCAGCTGGAAATAAATTGGCTGGACCTGGTGGACTCTATAAAAATCTGCTTATGCCCAGTAAAAAAGAATCTGAAATGGAAGAAGTTTATGGTGAATCATGGGTTGTGTACAATAAAGATACCAAAGCAAAAATCAAACCTTTCAAAACAAGAAAAGGTGCGTATGAATATGCTGCAAAAAATGGAGGCGTTGTATACAGTGGTGAATATTACCATGATCACCAAGATGACATTAATTCCGGTAAACTTGTAAAAGAAGAATCTTTACAAGAAGCTGTTCCAAAAATTGACGTTGAAGAACTGCTTGATGCAGCTGCTAAAATGCGAAAGGAAATGCCGGCATTGCGTAAAGGACAATCTATAATGATTACCTTACATAATATGAATCCAAAACTATATTCAATGGCAGTGGACAAAGCAGATGCATTTACGGTTGACGCAAAAATCCCAGATTTGATCAACTTCTTGGATCCAAAATATTATGCTGAATCCGCAAATCTTGATGAAGCTATGGAACCACAAAATACAAGTTATGGATATTATGGAACAGTTGACGTCGAAAAATATAAGCTTATTGCTTACAAAGAAATGGCTGATACTGTATTAAAGATAGTTCGTGCTAAAAAAATCTTTGCTAATTTCCCAAATATTACTAGTAATGCAGACCAAGAATCAGCTGTTGTAAAATACCTTGATTCTAAGCATGGTCGTCATATTGCTGATGGAAATGATTCACCGACCTATATTGAAAAAGATTTTACTAAATTCCTTAAGGACTTTGCAGTTGGACACTATATGGAATCATCTGGCCTTGAAGAAGGAAGATTTTTTAATGTTAGAGACTATATGGCAACTTCTGAAAAATCACAATTTGGCGGTTATAGACCACATATTGTTGATAAAGCCGGCAAGACTATGTATTTGTCAGTAGCAGCGTATAACACTCCAGATGAGGCAAAAGATCACGCTGAAAACTATTTGAAACAATACGCTCGCGGAATCAGTGAACCAAGAGTACCAATTAAAGGTACATATGTTAAAGAAGCCATTAACATTAGA